CTCCTGCTTCTTGCCGAAGCGATCGGAGCCGGTGCCCAGGCGAACCTGGGCGCCAGCCTTGATGCTGGGCAGAAGACCAAAGCCGGGGAACGCGCGATGACCGCCAACCTCACGGTTACCTTCAGGGACGTTGATGAACTTGCCACCCGCCATCGGGAAGCCCTTGCCAGACGACGTCCGTCCACGGGCTCCGACGATCTTGCGGTGAGCAGGTACGAAGCGGAAGCGGGACTCAGAAACGTTCTCCCCAGGCTTCACACGAATGAGACGACGGCTGAGGCTCATGTAGTGGCGTGCGCGATCGCGTGCGAAGGAAGCGGCCTTCGAAGTCCCAGCAGCGGGGATGAGCCCACGCGTCCGTCCCTTGGACTTCATGATGCCGGCTTCAGAAGCGCGTACGATGCTCAAGCTTCCTCCACTACTACTTACGACACCACACGATGTACATCAGTGTCATCTTGTCCCAGTCCACGGCGAACGCGAAGTACGTTCCCTCTGGGAAGACCAGCTTGTCACCCGTAGCGGGGATCAAGCCGTCAAGCTCCTTCTGTGAGATCTCCGCCCGAATGTCACCTACCTTCAGGTGACCGGAGCTCTCTGAGAGAAGGTCTCGGAACGTCAACTTGTAACGCCCCACGTGGCAGAGGTGAACCGTCTTGGAGTTGCTCGGGATGACCCGACCGTCTCGCTGCAGATCCCTCGTCCCCTCCTGCGTATACTCCACCTCAGTCTGATGGTCGAAGATCAGGTAATCATCCGACAGATCGAGGCTGACGGCGGGGTCCCGGCATACCGACAGGTTCTGTCGGAAGACCAGGGTGTTCTCGCAGGAAACGGCGATGTCAGGCAAGTGGATCGTCCGGGGTCACGAGTTGAGTCTCCGCGTACATCGGATCCTCTGCCACGAGTTGCACGTTGATGTCCTTGAGCTGTGCTCGCAGCTCACGGAGATAGCCGTTCCAGTCGACCTGCTGCCCCGTCGCGCTCTTGTACGACGGCTTCGGGGACGCCGTCACCTCACGGATCCGGGTCAGAAGCTGCGACTTGATTGCGACGAGTTGTTCCAGGTCGGTCATGACGGCCTACCGCGTGCGCTGCTGGCCCGAGTGCCAGACCGCGTCCTTGGCCGGGACGTCGCACTGGCTCGTCTCGAACCGGTGCTGCGAGCCCGTGATGCCGAAGTGCTGGCGGAACTTGGACTCGGCGTCGGCCGGCGTCTGCGCCTCGAACTGACCCCAGTCGTGACCGGACGTCACCTTGTACCAGGACTTCTTCGGCGTCGTGGCGCCCGCGGGCGGCGTCGTTGCCGGAACGGTCGGAGCCGCGGGAGCGGCTGCTGCGGGCGTGGCGCCCGCGGGAGTGGAGCTGGACATGGTTCACCTCTCTTGCCTTGGGACTTCAGTCCCGTCAACTACCCGAGCCGCTGCACCCTTGCGAGTGCAGCGGCTGGTGAGTCAGGTAGAGCCGGCTACGCCTGCGGCTGCCGGAAGATCACGTAGCGCGGGTTGCCGACCGCGGCCACACCGCGCTCGGAGCACCGCCACGCCGCGACCACGTCGCGTTCGAACTCCGCCGGGTTGTTCGGCGGCGCCTGGATGACCGTGAGCGGCCAGTTCTCCATGTACCAGAACGCCTTCTTGAAGTCCCCGTGGATCGAGGTGAGGCCGGCGTTCGTCGAGGAGAAGCTGAGCTCGCTCTGGAGGAGCTGGTACAGGAAGCGCGAGATGATCGGCTCCTGCCAGCCCTGCAGCGGGTTGACGCCCTTCGTGACCGGCTTGGTCGCGTCGGTGTTGTCCCCGTGATCGACCTCCGTCGCATTGAGGATGCGGCGGATCGTGTGCTTCAGCTGCGGGCAGCACAGCGTCTCGAGGCTCGGAGCCAGGTCGATCGGGTTGCCCGTGTCCGGGTCCACCATGTTCGCCCAGAGGAGCTCCATGTCCTCGAAGTCCGTCCAGTCCGTCATCGTGTGACTGACGAGCTTGTTGATCCAGTTGCCCGTGGTGAGGTACGTGTTGTAGGCCGTACCGCGCCAGTTGTAGTTGTTGATGAAGCCGATCACCACCTTGATCAGACGCTTCAGGCGACCCGTCGACTGCCGGGCGCCGATGCCCTGCGCCTGGGTGAGGACGAGGCCGGTGCGGTCGAAGAAGACGGTCTCCTTCAGGATGGAGATCCGCTCACCGCGCTTGGTCGTGCGGGGCGTCTCCTGGTAGTCCTCACCGAACCCTGTCTCCGGGAACTCCTTGCCCGGATGCACCTCGAACTCCTCGTCCTTGATGCCTCCCATCCCCGGGATCTTCTCACCGTCGAACACCGTGGGCTTCACGGTGCAGAGCCGGTCGAAGAGTCCGCCGTCCGCCTCCTTGTAGCCCTGGAGCACCGACGAGTAGACGATCTGCCCGGTGATGTTGGAGAACGCCGTCAGGTCGACGGGCGCTTCCGCGGCGGTCACCAGCTGGTTCCCGCTGCCGTGCGGAGTGAGCGTCTTGACCCAGTCGGGTCCGCAGAAGCTCTCCGCGATCTCCCGGAGGGAGAAGTCCTCCGGCTTGAGCTCTCCGTCGACGAGCGCCGTGCGGAGCTTGTCGCACGTGGCCTCCGCGCCTTCCGAAGCGTACAGCTGCTTCAGGTTGACGCCGTGGTTCCTCAGCATTGTAGTGCTGTCTCCTTGTCTCTAGCCCGAAGGCTAGGCCATCGCCTTCGGGCCGCCGGTCATGACCGTCGACTCGATGCGGACCATGACCTTCGTCAGGGCAGTCCCGCGCTGCGCGCAGGCCCCGATCGCTCGGTTGGACAGGGTGCCGAACGCCCCCAGCCGGACCACCTTCTGGTCCTCCAGCGCGAAGGCGCTGGACTCGGCGACCCCGATGCGGTCGCCGATCTCGAAGTTCGTGCTGTCGCACGGGTACTCGAAGACACCCGCCGTGTCGACGCGGATCGGATCCGTGTCGCCGCTCCTGCTGCGCTGCGCCGCGACGCCGAAGAACTTGTCGTGGAAGCTCTCCTGCGTGTTGGCGAGCGCGGATCCCGCTGCCTGGTCGGAGGCCGGACGGACGTCGTCCGTCTCCAGCATGACCAGGTCGCCGATCTCGATGACGGTGCCGCTGTCGACGGCTCCGACGAACGGATCGTTGTTGCCGTACCTGTGACGCTGCGTGTCCATGGTAGGACTACCGTCCCTTCAGAACGGAGGCGAATTCCTTCGCGTCCTTCGTCGGAGCCCGGGTTCCAGCGGCTTCCGCCGCGGATCGCGCTCCGGACGTCGGCGGCGAGGCCTTGCCCGTGGTCTTGGCCGCCAGGTCCTTCCGATCCGCGAGGAGGGCGGTGAACCCCTCGTCGGTCGCGCTCAGACACGTCGTCTTGAACGCCTCGGTGACGAGGTGCTCCGGGAGCTTCGCCTCGCCGATGAGCTTCAGACGCTGTTCGTCCTTGCCCCGCTTCTTCTCCGTCGTCTCGAACCCCTCGACCTTGGCCTCCGCTGCGGTGAGCTTGCTCTCCGCCGCCTTCAGCTTGGTCTCGAGGTCGGCGACCTTCGTCTCGCTCGCGTGGCTCTCGGCGATGGTCTGGATCTTCAGATCCGGACGCGCCGCCTGGAGCTGGTCGCGAGTCATGGTGGCCAAAGTCGGCTCCATGGTTCGGTCTCCTTCCTTGTGCATGGCGGCGCTTTCGAAGAGGCCGGCCGTGGTACCGCCATTGCTTACCACGTCGACCGAGTGGACCTTGTCGATGGAATTCGTGTTGAACCAACCATCGGGTCCCCTCGTCCCGATGAGGTCTGCCAGGTGAGACAGGGCGTAGGCCGTCGGATCGTTCTCCGCGGCCCACTTGACCGAGGACGCGAGCGGATGCGTGGGCATCACGTGCAGATCCCCGATGAGTCCGCGCGACTCGTCGACGCGCGGGTTGCGGATGCGACCGAGGTGGCTGCCCGCGGGACGCGGAACGCGCGTCGCGGCGGGGTTGTAGATGCCTTCGGGGTGATCGATGAATACCCGAGCTCCCTCGTACTTGTTGGCGTCGCGGGAGAGCGTCTCCTTCGGGTAGCGCCGCTTGTGAGACGGCGACTCGTAGCCGACGATCTTCACGCCAGGGATCACGTCACCGTTGACCTTCGTCGCGGGCGCGGCCCATTCGGCTACCGTCTCCATGACCTGTTCAGCTTCCCCCGCTTTGGTGCTCATGCTCAGTCCCTTTCGAAGGCAAAGGTCAAGACGCCGTCGCGACCCAGGCGGGTCTCGAAGTCATCCTCACCGAGGTGGTTGAAGCCCCGCTGGATCATGAAGTCCACGAAGCCGTCCGCGGTCCAGTAGTGCATGTGCTCCGCGGGCTTGAAGTGACGGGAACGGAGTACGTGCTCCTTGTCCTCGTATACCGGCATGCTGACCACGCAGCCCTTGCACCGGTCGAGAAGCAGGATGAGGTCCTCCATGGGGATGTGCTCGAGCGAGTCCCAGAACGTCAGGACATCGAACGGTCCCGTGGGTTCCACGTAACGGCCGAGCTCACGAAGACGGGCGTTGGTCTTCGGGTTGATGTCGAACCCGACGCACTGCGTTGCCTCCACGAACTGACAGGCACCAGGACCGACGTCACACCACTGACGTCCCTTGAAGAACCGCTGCGTGAAGTCACGCCGCTTCTCTGTGATCTCGTGACCCATCGGAGTGCAGGCGAGACGCTCGTAGTTGTTGTAGTATCGCTCGTCGTACTGGCCGTCGACGTTCACCGGGTAGAAGCCGTACTCACCATCCCACTGGAGGAGGGGCTTGCATGCAGCGCGGGTGAAGGCTCGCTCCACTTCGTTGGGGTCGAGAACCTTGTTGCAGCTTTCATCGGTGTGACGGGAGCCCTTGGCTCCGCAGTCGCAGAACGGCGTCGGGGCAACCATCTCGCACGGGGAGGCGAGCATCCATGGCTCGACGAGGAGGGATGGCGGAAGGTCCCCACCGAACAGGCACACCACCGGGGTCCTCAGAGCGATCGCCAGCGGCAGCATGAACCCAGGTCCGGTGAGGACCACGTCGGCCATGGACATCAGGGCGATGAGTTGCTCGGTGGAGAGACCACCGATGGACTTCGTCACGCCAGTGAGAGGAGGACCGTACTGAACCTCGTGCGGTGGGTCCAGGTCGGTGATCTCCCACCACTCGAACTCTGTGTGTTGGTGGACCAGTTGCTGCAGGTATTCCGGCCTCGGAGCGCGGGCGACGTTCCTCCACTCCGTCCGGACGGACGATGGATGCACGATCGCGAACGGTCGTTCCGTTGGGCGGATCCGCCTCACCTGGTCCACCCATTCGGAGCGAGGACTGAAGGAGAAGTCCCCGCTCCTGGAGACGTTGGCGTTGTGGAGGAGAGCGGAAGGAAGAGCGCGATTGGCCTGCCAGTCACGGACGTCGTAGTGGAGGTGGAGGCGCTGGAACGGTCCCTCGGGGAGGCGCGCCCAGTCGCGGTACGCCTCGACGTTGCGCCGCTGGGTACGGAGCTCTGTGCTGGGACGGAGAAGTTCGACGTCGAGATCGTGGAACAACTGCGGCCATGCGGTGCGCACGAAGAGACGCTCGCCCCACCTGGGCAACAGGGATCGAACGACCTCACGTGCGTACACGTTGTCGCCGAAGCCATGCATGGTCTCTACGATCAGGTTACTCACCGAACACCTTCCGGAACTCCTTCTTCTGCTCAGGAGTGAGGGTCTTCTCGTACTCGCGCGCGAAGCACTCAAACACGTGCCAGATCCTGGCGTAGAGATTCGGCCCGATCAGCCTCCCGAGGAGGCTGCGCGGACCGAACTTCTTCGCTAGGCCTTGGCGGAAGGTCACGAGACCTTGGTCGAGGCGAGCTCACCGGGGACGGGCTTCGCAGCCGTGTCCGAGTTCGGCGGGGTAGGCGGCTTCGCACCCGGCGTGTTCCACCAGCGCCTCACGTGGTTCTGACCGCGGGTGGCACCGTAGACGACGCCGACACCGGAGCCGATGAGCGCGAGGATCTGCATCGCCGTGTCGACCCACGGGAGACCGGTCGGGATCGCACCTTTCCACGTGGCCTGCTGGTGGGCGACGCCACTCAGTTCCTCGGCGTTCTTCTTCGCGCGGTCGACGGCCATCTTCACCTTGGGCTGATCGACGATCGGGGTGACCGCCGTGGAGAGGTTCTCCACGTGCACGGTATTCTTGTCCACGAGGTCCGTGGGAACACCGAGGTGAGTGATCTGCTGCAGGGGCGCGGTGGCCTCGACGATCGCCTGCGCGTTGTCGACCGCGGCCGTCGCCTCGGGCTCGTTGATGGGGTCGTGCGTGACCGCCACCGCACCGAGGGCATCGACCGAGTCGAGGTTCGCCTTCGCCAACTTGCCGCTGACGCACGCCGTGCTCGCCACGAGCACGAGTGCCAACCAGAGATGCCTCATGTTCCTTCCTCCTTCAAACCTTCAGGAGCCTCAGTACTTCGACGATCGTGATGACCGCCGCTGGGATGGCGATGATCACCGTGATCGCGCCTCCCCACCTGGACATTTTGTTCTTCATGATCTCCAGCGAGTTGTCCTGACTCGCCAGATGCTTCTCGATCTTCTCGAGAGAGTCCCTCATCATCTTCTCCGTCTGCTGATGCAACAGGCGGAAGTCCTCCAGCGCCCGCAGACGTTGAGCATGTACGTTCAGTCTCTTTTCGTGAGACATGATGAGGGTAGTCGGGTTCCCGACCTCCCCACTTTCGTCGAGCTCATCTCCGGTCATGTTCCCTACTTGGGTGGTGCGCCGGTCTGAGTGCCGACTGCCTTGTTCGGATCCTTCGGAGGAACGAGGGCCTCGTCATCCCCATCCTCCTCACGATACTGCTGCTCGCGATCGTAGTCGAGGCCTTCCTCTTCTGCCACGGTACGACGCGACTTGACCTTGCCCTTGAGGAGGAGGTCGTTGGAGCGGACGATCGAGAACCGGTCGCGGGAACGAACGGCCGGGCCTTTGGCTGTGTACTGCAGGGTGGGATCGAGGAGCGAGGAGGGGAGGCGACCCTGGATGACGCCGATCAGGATCACCCGCTTCAGGACCGCGCGGAACCGCTTGCCGTACCAGGCCTGCGCCTTCTCGAAGGACTTCATGCCGGGTTGTTCGGCGGCCACGAGGGAGGCGTAGTTGGAGGAGCTGGCGTCCATCGAGAAGATAAACTCCGGCTGGGAGACGCGACAGGCCGCGGCGCGTAGGAGGAGGTTCACCACGACGACCATTTTGTCGGCGCCCTGGCCAGCGATGGGGAAGTGGTACTTCTGCCCGGGCGGGACGTCCATCATGGTGCCGGGCTGGATGATGCGCTGGCGGAAGGTGGCGCCGGAGGTTCCGTCTACCGGGGTTCGGTTGGCGGAGGCGTCGGCGAGGGCCTGGATCTTCGAGCCGGTGGTTCCTTCCGGGTGCTCACGCACGACGGCGATGGCCGCCTGGATCTCCGCCATCTTGCGAGTGACGCGGAGCATCTTCTTGGCACCCTCGAGGGGTTCGACCACGGGGAGGAAGGTGGGCACCCCACGCAGGACGTCGGAGTCGGTGTTCTTCTTGAAGTACACCACCTCGTCGGCGGGGACCACTTCCGAGTCGTTCAGGATGAAGCCGAGGATCTTCTGCTTGTCTTGGGGAGGGGTGATGACACCCAACTCCATGCCGGGCTTCGAGGAGCGGATGTCGTCGGGCTCCATGAAGCGGGTGGTGGCTCCCTCGATGTCGAGGAAGAGGCGGACCAGTGCCTCACCGTCGCGGTCCGCGCGGAGGATGCACTCCGACTCCTTCTCGTCCCAGGCCTCCCGCTCATGGAACTCGTTCCAGTAGTCCATGGCACGGGCGATAGGCTTCGTGAACATGCCCCGCTTCTTGGGGTCCTGGATCTTGTAGGTGAAGCCGGTGCCAGCGATGAAGTTCTGGAGGTTGTTGTGACCGTTGATCGCGAAGGGGTTCGTGAAGGCGAGGCGCCGTCCGAGGGCACGCCACTGCGGGAGGGAGGATGCGTTGACCTGCTCGACGCCGAGGAAGCCGGCCGGGGTGATGTCCATCCAGCCTTCGAACCGGTCCATCGGATTGACGTACCGATCCATGAGGGTGTCCCACGACTCAGCGACGCGGGAGAGCATCCTCTCATAGACCACTGACTCTGTCATGCGGCCACCTCGAGGATGCTGGTGACGTTGTCGTTGTTCCGGTTGTAGTAGTGGTTCACCCACTCGTTGATGCAGGTGATCAGCATCTCGAGGGCATCGGGACCGTCATCGTGGTCACCGACGGGGAAGGTGCAGAGCTGCTCGATCATCCGCTTCATCTGACGATTGTGGCGGTTGAACGAGAAGACGCCCTTGGAGAGGAAGGGACCGAGTCGCTCGATGCGTGGGATCTTCTGGGTCGAGTGCTGGATCTCGAGAACCGGGAGGAAGATGCCACGACGCACCGACTCATCCTGCAGCTGCTCGGCCATCGTCACCTGGAAGGCGTTCGACTCGAAGGCACAGAAGACGAAGTTCTTGCGCTGGTGCAGGTTGAGACAGCGAGGTACGATCTCCGCGGCAGGGAAGCGGTCGATCGTGCCATCCACCCAGACGCGGCGCTCACCAGGCTTCCAGTACCCCTCGATGAGGGCGATGTAGTCACCCTTCTTGGCATCGTTGCCGGTGGAGGGGTCCACGGCGAGGAAGGAGTAGGCGCCGACGGGGACCGTGTCGTGCCAGATGTCGTAGGCGTCGGTGAACCACATCTCGTCGAACCGGCACTGCGCGGGGTTCATGGGGCGGTTCTGCTTCTCCGCCATGAAGGCCGAGTGGCCACCCTCTGCGCGCATCACCATGAGGTCGTACAGTGGCTCACGCTCGGGCCACAGAACGACGGCGCCCTCCTCCATGGCGGCCTGGTGGAGATCGAAGAAGTCGCGGGCCTTCTGCACGTCGTCGAAGTACAGCTTCTCCCACTCGTCCCACAGGTCCATGTTCTTGGGCCAGGTGACGATGGACTGGTAGCAGCGGTGCTCCCAGCCTGGACGGTCAAGGAGACCGGCCATCAGGCAGGCGCCGTTGATCAGGGTGCCGTTGACGAAGAAGTTCGTACCGGGCTGACCAGCCTTCAGGACACCCGCATCCAGCCACTGGCGAACGCGATCGCGCACGATGGGGGAACGGGCACCCTCGTCATTCTCAGGATCGTCGATCATCACCACGGTGGGGCGATGCTTGCCGTGTCGCCTGCCGCGGACCTTCTTGCCCGCACCGAGGGCATCAATGCGGACGTTGTTCCGGGTGATGAGGCTTTCACGGCTCCAGATCACGGAGCCCTTGCCGAAGACATGTGGGTAGTCGGCCTCCAACTTCTCGTTGGTGGTCAGCTCCTCCTCGATGTGCATGAGGTGCTGGGAGGCCTGTGAGAAGGTGTCGGCACCCAGGATCTGGTACTGCTCGAGGCCTTCACACGTCCACCAGAGCGGGGCGGCGAGGGAACAGATCGTGGACTTCGCACTCCCGCGGGGACCCGCGATGGCGGACTTCACGTTGCGTGTGAAGGTGGCGGTCTGGAGGTGGTTGATCGTCTCGACGTGGAAGGAAGAGGGCGGCGCGGTGAAGTAGTGACCGAGGTACTTGTGGATGAAGGCCTGGAGGGAGATGTTCGTGGTGCGGAGGGTCCGCGCCATGTTCTGGAACACGTACCTCTGCAGCTCCAGTTGGGTGGCGAGGCGCATTATCGGATGCTGTCCACTCGCGCTTCGAGGGGCTCGCCGGAGAGACGGCGGGAGATGCGGTCCAAGACCTCGGGCTGATCTTTGAGCTCCTCCTTGATGACGAGCATGAATTGCTCGGTGATCGCGGTCAGTTGCTCGAGGGTGATGGCGCGGTCCTTGGCGTCCATCCAACCTGCGCGGGCCTTGAGGCCGAAGATCACGAGGGCCGGGTGGAGACCCTTGTCCCCGGTCATCGCCTCTTCTTCGAAGAAGTTCGCCTGGTAGTCCCGGACCATCTGGTCGAGTTCGGGATCCTGCCGGCGGATGTGGGCGAAGGCCGTCGCACCGATGCCGCAGACCTCAGCGAGCGCGTTGGCGCTCAGGTCCTTCTGTGCATTGAGGAGGTACTTCAGCTCGGAGATCCGGTTGTACGAGGTGCAGGACGCCTCACCTGAGCCGCGGTTGTGGCCCACAGACTCCATGATGTTCAGGAGATCCTGGGCAGAGTGCTGCCTTGCCGCGGCGGGATCTTCCCGGTACTTTTTCAGGAGTTCGAGCGCGGCACGTTGGGCGTCAACGCGCTTCTGCTTGAACCCATCGAGTAACGCCATCTTCGCGGTGGACCGGAGTCCAGCGATGGGCGGCGAGTTGGAGGGGGAGAGTGAGGAGCTCATCCGGAGTCGTTGAACCTGGTAGAAGTGCAAGTCGTAGCGAATTCGCTACGACCTATCCCGCTACGGATAGTGTACCAGAAACACGTCGCTGCGAGAACGCTCAATTTATTTCGGGCGTACTCGTAGCGACTTCGCTACGTGGCGTGGCGAACCGACCCGTCTCGTATCAAGAAGATTAGTGTGCTGTTTTCCTATCCTCTCTCTATACCTATTCTTCTCCTCTATTCTATTACCTAAAGGACAATTTATTCAACTTCTTTCTTTCTTTTCTACTTTGTTCCGCCCCCTCCCCTCCCTACCCGCTAGAAGCTCTAGGCCATTCGGCCCATGTTTGGAGATCCATGTGACCCGATTACCCGATCGAATGACCCGAGAAGTTCTTCAAAGCGGACCTCTAAACTTTTCCCTTGAAAATTTTAGAGGAAGAACCCCGGCTCCAGCTTCGGCACTCTGCGGGGTCCCAATCAAAATGTCCAGGATTTACCGATCGCGATACAGACCCTTTCATATAGGGCTTCTATGTCTAATAAGATTAGGTACCATTTTACTTCTCAACATGTTGTTGAGAAGGGTCTTGAGGAGATAGCCATGCTGCAGCCATATGAGTTCATCGTACATGTGTGTATGTTCTGCAAGAGGACCTACGCCATGGATGAGATCAAGCCTGAGGAGAAGAATGAGTACTATCAGGCTGGGGCTACTACCCATGGGGTGTGTGACAAGTGCATGGAGGAGTACAATGAGAACAACTAAGTTGGTGCTGCTGACCTCTCTGGTCTGTTACATCATCTACATCATGGTCCGTATCAGGATAGGAGGCTAACATGATCTTCGCTCTCATCAATGAGACCTGTGTGAGCTGTGGAGCTCAGAACAGGTGGTGGCTCTCCAAGAGAGGCTATGGGGAGGACTACATCAACTGGACCGAGACCGGGCTCTGCCCCAAGTGTTACAAGGAGGTGTCCGATGTGTGAGTGGTGCTATCGTAGACCTGCTGATGATCAGGCTGTGTCGCCTGATCCCAAGAGGCTGATGTGCTGGAACTGCTATGTGGCAGTCCTGCTGAGTCCTGAGCTAGTGGAAAGGAGCTATGAGTCATGAGGCTTCGAATCAAGATCGTGTTGATGAGAGAGGTGAGTGCTGCTAGCATACAGCTGGAGTTCCACTTCTTGACTCAGCACAACATCAGTACTGGCGAGCTCTTCGAGTTCGTCCAGCCCGCCCTGCGGGATGACAACACGGGCCTACGGGCTGAGGCCATCGATGTCCTCATCGACATCAAGACGGACAGCTACGAGGAAGTGGCAGACATGGACTACAGTCTGCCTTCTCCCGACGGGAGGTACTTCGATCCTGTGGCGATGTACGAGAGGGTGTTCGCCCTCCTCGCCAAGGACTCACGATTCGATTGGGAGGTCTGACATGGATGACTACTGGTTCAAGATCGTCATCATCAACAAGCGGACCGGATCTCTGGTCCACGAGGAGGTGTACAAGCAGGAGAAGCGAGTGCTGTTCAAGACGCTCGCTCAGGCTAGCTTCATGGCTGGCTGCGCTCTCACAGGCTTCATCACGGAGTTCGAGCAGTATGACGTCGAGGATTACATGTGCCAGGTGCACGTGTTCCAGTTCGACGTCAAGGTCATTGAGTTCAACTGGAGGTAACATGGACATCTGGACGATTCAGGAGTTCTGTCTGCGGGACTGCAACGACTGTCCCGACTGCGGTGGTGGTCTCTACCACCACAGTTCTTCGTTCATCTCGGAGGCCGCTGCGAGGCAGTCGATCGAGGAGAATCTGCGTGAGCTGATGACCCACGAGATCGAGAACCTCGACACTGACAAGGTCGAGTTCACGATCAGCATCGTGGAGAACACCAACATCCCCACGAAGCAGTGGGATGTCTGGAAGCACGAGGCCTATGTGGGAGAGCAGTTCTCCCAGTGGTACTATCAGATGTACAGGGAGTCCTCGTGTGATCACTGCGGTGAGTACACTGCAATCGGTCACATCCACTAGTCGCTGCCGTTCAACCCTTCGACCTGAGCACGTCAATAAACTGCTCAGAAAGGACCCTACCATGGGTCAAGTGAACAAGCAGCTCGAGGGTGCGCACAACCCGCAGGACCTGCCGGAGACCCACGAGGTCACGGTCAAGGTCAAGATCCCGAAGGCGCCCAACGTGGACGGACGCGGCACGGAGTACCCGTGCACCGCGGTCCTGCTGTACGCGGACGGGACTCGTCTGGTGTTCCCGATCCGACCGCCGAAGCCCAGCAAGGCGTCGGGTGCCCTCAACGCGTGGGGTGGCGGGAAGACGATGCTGGAGGACAGCACGCCCGTCATCGTCGGCATCAACATCACCTGCCTGGAGTAGTCCAGGCCTTCGACCTGGGCATGTCAATAAACTGCCCAAGGAGTTCTCATGGCGTTCATCATCCACAGCGTGCAGCCGATCGTCTACCCGATCCTCGTGCACGAGTGGTATCGCCTCCTGGAACAGGAGAAGGACTACCACAGACACAAGGAGCTCATCGACTACTGCAACCACGAGTTGCTGGTCGTCGAGTTCCACGACAAGTTCGTGGAGGGCGCGGTGCAGATCTGCATCGAGAAGCACTACCAGCGTCGGATCCCCAAGACGCGTCCCGTGCCCACGAAGCCCGGGACCAGGTTCGTGAACAAGATCTACGTCCAGACGATGCGGTGGTCGCGTCGGTTGAGGGCGTGGCACAGCGTGGACGGGCACTGGTACTTCCCCGTCTACATGACCATCAAGGAGGTCAGGTGATCTACCACGGTAACTTCGACGGGAAGGACGTCTGGGCAGACCTGGACTGCGTCTTCATCGTCGACATGAGGAAGGCGACCCAGAAGTCGCATGAGGTTCTCGGTGAGACCGGTGAGTGGGACTTCGAGTCTGTGCTCGAGGTCACCGCGAACGGGTTCAACGGCTGCGAGCCTCACGGTGCGTCCAAGCTGCACCACGAGATCTACCAGGAGATCACGGATCTGCTCTTCGAGTGGCAGAACCTGGTGTTCAACAACGAGTGCCTCATGAAGAAGATCCGCGTGCGGATCATCGTCGATGAGGTCAGGTAGTCCACTTCTCTTCGACCTGAGCATGTCAATAAACTGCTCAGAAAGATCAGCACCATGCTGAAGGACAAGAACGTCGTCAAGGCCATGGAGCTCGTCGAGAAGGAGGGTGTGGACGTCAACATGCCCCTCGAGAAGCTGGCCGAACTGCACACGGAACTCGAGATCGCCGAGAAGGCGTACGAGGAGCAGGCGGAGATCGTCAAGGAGCACTCCAAGACGATCTACGCGCCGATGTGCGAGAAGAAGACCGAGCTCGAGATCAGGATGCAGGCTCTGCGCATCAAGTTCTCGAAGGTCATGTCGCACAACCCCGGCTTCGCTGCGCTGGTGAAGCTCGCGAAGAAGGCGGCCGCGAAGCGCGGCAAGTAGTCTGAAGGAGACGACCATGTGGTACTACATTCGTGGCCCGCCGGGTTACACGTATACATAGCTGAGAAGTAGCGTGTGAGATACGCGCTCCGAGGAGGGGAGACTCTAAAGTCATATCATTCGGGGAGGGGTCCCCGTACCCCGAACCATGGTTTGGGAGCTGTGGCGCGCACAGAGTGGGGTCCCTTTAGTACGCTGGAGCAAGACTCTACGTGTACTCGTCATGTAGTGGAGCGAGGGTCGCAAATCTAGGTCCCCGTCGTCCCACGCTCGGCCCCGGGAGCACGGGTGGGGCAGGTAGACATTATACTTTGAGTCCTCATTTTGAGGACCCACAAAACTATTTAGTTTTGCTGGCCCTCAAACTTTTCCGACTCTGGTAGTATGCTCTACATGATGAAGCTGAAGCTAGAGAGAGCTACCGGCCGGCCGACAGGTGGCACTAGCCACCGGGCCGGCGTCGCGCATCCCTCTAGATCAGTCTAGTCAGGAGGTATCTGCCATGAGCCCGAACCCGACCAAACCCGAGCCGACCGTTCCGGAGACCAAGGAGGTCACGGTGAAGGCGCGGATCCCGGTGAAGCGCAACATCACCGAGCCGCTCCCGGGCCAGAAGGAGGAGGACTGCACCGAGTTCCCGTGCGCCGCCATCCTCGTCTACGCCGACGGCACGCGCATCGTGCTCCCCATCCGCCAGCCCAAGCCCTCCTCCGCGTCGGGCAAGATCAACGCGTGGGGCGGCGGCAAGATCGCCCTCGAGGACAACACGCAGGTGCAGGTCGGCATCAACCTGACCATCCTCGACTAGTGGCCCTACGCCACGACCACGGCCTCCCTCCTGTGCGGTCTCACGGCCGCACAGCGTAGGGAGGCTGTTCCCATTTAGCGGTTACCATCACCGGTAGTCCGCTCCTTTCGCAAGTCCCGCCCTGGCCAGGGCGGGACTGCAATACCCATTGGAGGTGAACATGGCCAAGGACAAGGATCCGAAGATCCCGATCTCGCCCACCATGGCGAGGTTCGTGGCTGCGCATGTGCAGCCTGATGCTCCCACTGAACCGCCGGAGAAGGCGGACCAGTCGTACACCATCTACGTCTCCAAGTCGGAGGCCGACAAGATCGCCGAGATCCAGCGCAAGGCTGGGAACCAGACTCGGCAAGCGGTGCTACGGATGCTAGTGCAGGCCGGACTCGATCAGTTCAATGAGGCCACCGGCTGGTGGAAGGGAGCCAAGCGTGAGTAAGCAGCGACAGCACAGCGACGACATCTACGTCGGCGCTCACTATCGGGTCCGCGGAGAGGCGTTCCCCAAGTGGATCCTCATCCACGTGGGACCCACAGCCAACCGCATGTCCACCCTGTCGGACATCCGCGGCTTCCGCTTCAAACCGGGTCTCGACGATCCTCGCCTCTACTTCAAGCGGCAGCTCAACGCCGTGATGAAGGCGCAGGACCTCGTCGAGCACCCCGACTACATCATGCTGGCGGTGCGCTGATGTGGGCATGGAACGTCGATGGCATCATGATCCCTGATGTCTGCACCTACGATGCCTACGAGCAGGCGATCGTCGGCACGGTCCACCAGCTGAAGGGCTCTCGTACGGAGGTCTACAAGTGGTGGGCCAAGGCAGGTCCGCACGGCTACACGGTGATCATCGAGGACTACCGCCGCCTCCAACAGACCTACGTGGGCACCACCTTCAACGTCTTCTGCGAGGTCGCAGGCGCGGTCAGGAGGCTGGGATGAGCCACCCACCTGGCTGCGCTCAGTGCATCGCGCTGGCTGCCATCTGCATCCGCCTCAAGCAACTGCAGCGGATGCGACCCATTGACCGTCTGCTCGACGTGGTCGTCTTCCCACGAGCCTACGACCGCTCCGAGCTCATCGTAGCTGCACGATCCCTCACCAAGGACGGTCACCGCATCAGGTGCGTCAAGGTGAAGCGATGAACGTCCTCATGCGGGCGCTCAAGAAGGAGCCACTCAGTCCTACCCAGGTCGCGGAGGTCTTCCAGATCCTCGAGACCACGGTCACCAACGTGAGCGGCTACCTCAACAACGAGACCAACCAGGATGCCTGCGCTCAGGCCATCGCCAACTTCCGGCTCATCCAGAAGATGTGCAACGGAGGTATCGTATGAAGGTCTTCATCCTCACGCTGTACGACCCTGTCGCATGCTTCGGCTACACTGAGGTCTTCTACACCCTCGCTGGTGCCCAACGCTACGCTGGTCTTCAACCATGCGCCTGGCGCAAGCGAGGCGAGGTCTGGCTCCGCAGCAAGACCCACGAAGAGGTGAAGGTCTCCAAGCAGGGAGACTGCTTCAAATGGACCATCGACTCCGAGGTCTACAAGATTCGCCAGAAGCGGGTCAGAGGGAGGCCGGCATGAAGATCTACGTCGATGAGCAGCGTGCGTACCTCAACAAGGATGCTACTGGATGGACCCTCAACCCACGACGCGCTGGGGAGTTCACGGCCCTCCAAGTTCGGGTGTGGCTCGATCGAGCACGCCGTAACATGTGCTGGGTGAAGCCATGAGCTGCAACCGTAGAGGTACCTGTCTCTTGGTCGCCATCCGACCCTTCATCTTGGGTCATGGATCCCACGAGCCACCGATCCAATGGGAGGCCAGTGCCGACGCCTTCAACTTCAAGGCCGCAGGCGGCCTGGACTACGTCATCGGTCACATGGTCCTCGAGGCAAGGAAGCTCCGCATGGAGCCATTCCATCTCCACATCGATATGGAGGGACAATGAACCAGTGCTCACAGTGCGCGCAACCCGGCAAGCTCTGCCGTAAGTGCCGTACGTTCCTCTGTCACCACCACTACGTGAACCACAGCTGCATGATCGACAAAGGTCCTCCGGACCTCGACGACCTCGCCGACGAGCGTCATGCACAGATGGAGAAGCTCGACGATGATGTGCGAGCAGAGAGGGAGCAGTATGAACGCGACGACGCGCTCTAAGCGCAAGGCACCTGCGCAACACACGTACGAGGCCTGCATCGCTGCGGGCTACGAGTTCACCTACTCACAGCGTGGTGTCCCAATGGGACACTACCAACATGGTGGAGAGCCCCGACGTTGGAGCTCCATCTGCTGGTTCGGCAAGGGCCAGTACTACAAGGTCTTCCTCGGCGGGTCCGGCATCGGCTGCGCCCGCACCATCGCTGGTGTCCTGCAACTCACCGAACCCCTCATCAAGGAGCTCAGCCATGCGCAACCCGTGTAGCATCTGCAGCAGGGACTATGGCGACGTGCCGTACAGCAAGGTCAATGGTTTCCCCACCTGCTCGAAGCCCTGCGACGAGAAGGCGAAGGACATGTTCAAGGGATCACCAGACCTCAACATGGGCAAGGTCATGGCAGCCGTGGCCAAGCGGTTCAACTACCACCGCGAGCAACGGCGGATCCTCTCCATGAACGAAGGCGCCCAACACATCGCTCGGTGGATCTGCGAAGAGATCCTGCTCCGTGATCTCCCGCCCCGAGTCCTGATCATCAACGAGGGTCAGGACGCCACCATCGCGCTACGCAACAAGGATGGGACCATCACCGATTTCCGCATCGAGGCCGGTAGCCACCGCCTGTGGATCATGGAACGATGAGGTCCGACGGCAAGATCTACCTGCTAACGTCCTACCCACCTGGTGGACTGGATCATGTGCAGGCTTTCACGAACCTCAGGAAGGTAGAGCAGTGCATGAGAGGCGGCACGCGTGAACCAGCTCACGCTGCCGCCTCTGAAGAGAACCAGTGAAGACGACTGGGAGGCATACCCATTCTGGGTACGCCGTGTTCAGCTTCTCAGCTAGGGATCGACCATCGCCATGAGGAGTTCCGGTGGGCAGTCCCGGAACTCCTCCGGCAAGACCTCGTTCTTGAGGACCTTGTCCCAGAGGCACTGCAGCTCAGAGAGGATCCTCAGCTGGAAGTCCCGGCCAACCGACGTCCGGTAGACGTAGACCTCGACGGTCTTCGAGTCCACCAGCAGGATCTTGTCGATCTGCCCGTGGATGTCCGATCCCGGCGCGTCGCCCAGCAACCACGCGTACATCGCGAGCTGGATCGCCCACTCCTCCTTCAGCAGCTCCAGCGGCTCGACGGACCGGTGGTGGGGACCCTCGTCGATCCACTTCGGTTCACCACCCTGCATCCGTTCCACGAAGCGGTAGGACCATCCGCTCTCAGCGCTGGGCGTCGAATTGGCGAATGCTCCACTGACCTTCCAGTCCTGCACGATCCGTCTTCCTCTGAACAGTTCAGCGTCCGGCTTGCCCCAGATGGGAACCCCGCCGGTCACGCGAACCGCCTCCGCCGGGACCTCGACGTTCGTCACGCCCTCCAGCAGGAGCCGAAGTGCCGGGCTGTCCTTGTACGCGTGGTAGGCGCGCAGACCCTCCCACAGCACGAGCTGGTCGATCTTGTCCATCGATCCCCGTTTGCCGAGGTACTTCTTGTCGATCGACTTCTCGAGCATGCTGGGATCCAGGTCCCGCCGCCCCACCGTCTGCGCGAGGTGGTACTTCATGTGGATGTCGAAGACGTTGCCCACCGCCATCTGCGGTGTCTGCGGCATCCGAGGCAGCTTCAGCTCTGGCGGCGCGAGGTAGCGCATCCAGAACCCGATTGGGTTCTTCCGCCACAGCATGAAGCTGGTGGGCGAAAGGTAGGACAGCTCTCCATTCGGTCCGCGTGGCGGGCCATACGACGACGTTGTCATGTAGATCTCCTGAGGTGCACATGCCTTCCTGCGACACGTGCTTTCTGTGGTTCCTGGTGTTGCTACTGGTCGCGGCCCTCGCTAACCGCGGAGATCGAGGGCGTGGAGGACGCCGGTCCTGAGCTCCGCCGCCGACTCGGGCGACTTCGCCTTGAGGATCGAGAGCACGCCCTCCATCCGGTGCCACGCGTGCCAGGCCGCCTTCGCGTCACAGCGAGCGAGGTGGGGATCGTACAGGATCCCGAGCACTTGGCAGATGTTCGTGAGGCTCCACTTGCCGAAGTGGAGGATGCCGGCGTCCTGCAGCGCGAACGCGAGGACCGACGTGTCGCGGTAGTGGTAGTCGAACATCGCCGCCCACGGCACGTCCACACCGACCCGCGTCAGCTGCTTGAGGAACGGCACGTCGAACGGGCCGACGTTCTGACCGATGAGCTCGAACCTAGGGCTGCCGATCGACTTCCACCACGCCACCAGCCGACGCGCGCACTCGTCCGCCGGGATCCCCACCGCGGGATCCAGACCGTTCGCCTGCAGCGCTCGCGGGTGGATCTTCATCCCCGGTCCCGGCAGCACGCGCTCCTCGAAGCACGGGCCCTCCGGCTGCCACAGCGACACCTGGAGGAGCGGGTTCTCCGCCGCCTCCAAGCCACCAGTCTCGGTGTCCAATGAGATACGCATCTTGTAAACCTCCGGGTAACCTCTTCCGGCCATCCCGACACCCTCCTCTTCGAGGAGAGCCTGTGTCACGGACAGCCTACAACGGACGTCGTGGGTCTCCCACCTACGCCCATCACAGTCATATTCTACGCCACCACAGCAATCCAGTGGCCTGTGCATTAGTACATCCCCTTCACGGTCCACTTCCACCAGTTGGGCTTCTCAAACAGCAGTGGGTAATCCTCCTTGCGCGTCAAGATCCAGATGCCCGCTCCATGAGCGTGGAACTCGTTGAAGACTCGTCGTTGGTCATCATTCAAGGTCCCCGTCACAGGTCGCTTGGTCTCGATCCACCGGTACCCGAACTCCTTGTGGCAGGCGAATACGTCGGGCCAACCCACCATGTACATGGAGCCGGTGACCTTCTTGACCATCCACCCACGGTCCTTCATCAGCTTCTTCAGGTCATCCCAGTGGTCCTTCTCGAGCTTGGGCTTCTTGCCGAGTGGGTCCATGATCTACCCCTCCACCGGGCCGATGGCGTAGGATACCTGACCGAAGTACTCGACGACGAAGTGCCGTCCTTCCTTGACAGCCTCTACGATATCCGACTGGTGCTTCAACACCCAGTTCGAGGACACCGTAGCTACCCCATCGGTTCCGAAGTCGGCCACCGTATCCTTGACGTTCTTCTGGTAGTCGTCCCGCATCATCTTCGTCTCAACTGGGTGAGCCTCACGCCACTTGATGTTGGAGACGTTCTTGCACTTCATGCAGTAGGAGGTCTCGTAGTACTTCTGCCTCCTACCGTCCCAATGCATGACCGTCTTGAACAGGGTCCTACCATGGTGCTTGCACTTCTTGTATCTGCTGGGTACGGCGGGCTTCGGCTGTGCCTTCCCATCGCGGAGCATCTGCTTCTCATGGCCGTTCCTGGGAGCGCGGGTCCACCCGGCTTTCTCCCAATCCTTCTGCTCCCTCTCGGGCTTGACGATCCTCACCGCAACCCATCCAGCTGCTCATCCATCTCTGCGTGGAGTCTGTCACACTCCGCGAGATGGCTGACCAGCTCACGGGTGAGCTTCTTGGCCTTCTTGGTGAAGACCCGATTGCAGGTCCACCAGCCAGTCATGAAGCCCAGGACAGCTGCCGCCGCTATGATCATTCGCCATCCTCCAACAAGAGGAACGCGCCGCCAGCCTCGGTACGCAGGAACATCCTGCTACCATCAGAGTAGTACTCCATGATCAACCCACGCTTCTCAGCGGAGCTGATGGTCCTACCGTCGTGTAGCTCGCGGATGTGCACCGAGGGACTCGGCTCCGCCAGGTCCTTCAGCAGCTCCACCAGCTTAGTCGATGTGCGCACGTTTCTCCTACTAGTCGATGTGAGCGAGGCGATCTCCTCGCCTTTCCAGCCTCTTGCCAGCTGTCACAATACCTCGATCTCCGTCCTTCTCACCAACCTCCACGAGGGAGATGTTCCCGATGTGGATCTGACCCTCACCCGTGTAGCGCCCGGTGGGGTTCCCCATGGGCAACTTGCGCTTGATGAGCCGCTGGTTCCAATACTGATGCCGCTCCAAGGGCAGCCAAGCGAAGAACGCCTCGTAGAAGGTGGTGATCTGTGTGGCCCAACCATCGACCGAGTGACAGACGTCCTGCAGGAAGCAGGTGAGCTCATCACGGTTGGCCATCGCCTGGTCTTCCTTGAGCGCCGTCTCGACCACCGGCAGTCGAAGCCTCTCGTTCGTAGGCGGCAACTCCAGGTGGAGGATGGTGTACAGGAAGTGCGGCGCCTCATCTACCAGACTCTCCATCAGCTTGTGCTTCGGGATCTCCTCCGCAGGAGGATCCACGTAGATCATCACAATCCTCGTGTCTCCAACCTGCACCGGGCAGGCGTCCGCTGCGTTCGCGCAGTGGATGAAGTGCAAGCAGTTCGGGATCTCGTAGATCGTCTTGCCCTTGAAGTGGATCGGGATGGTCTCGCCGGTCACCCAGTCCTTGATCCGGTTGTAGGCCTCGTCGTTCTTCCCGAGGTTCAGTTCCTCAACTACCGCCAGGATCGCTGCCGCCAGCTCACCGTTGAAGGTGTCCCGACTCTTCAACGCCTGGTTGGCCCGAGCGACGCCCTTCATGGGATCTGCGAAGAGCTTTCGCAAGGCCTCGTGAAAGGTGCTCTTCCCGCTCTTCTGCGGTCCGACGAAGAAGAGATATGGGAGGGGACGATGTGGCTCCTGGAACATTGCAGCTGTCCAGCATCTGCCGTAGTCCTCGCCTTTCACTATCCCGTATCTCTTGCACCACTCGTTCATCAGCACAGCCGACGTCAGGTTGCGGAAACAGTGGGCAAGCAGCAGGTCCCACGTCGGGTGTGGACCCTCCTTCGGGGTGAACGCGAACTGCGCGGCGTTCCGGTTCCACTTGCGACCTCCGGGATACTCGTCCTTGAACGGCATCGTGGTCATGGTCCACGGGTTCAGGATGGCGAGGCCCAGCAGCTTGTCTACCTCGCCGCTGGAATGACCCATGGACTTCATTACCGTGGTGACGTTCTGCTTGGGCTCCCACATCCAACCGCCACGGCTCTTCACGAACCAGCCTGCATCTTGCTCCGAGCTGACCACATGTCGCGTGATCTCGTCAGGCGGCTCCGGCTCCTCACGCAACGTCTCGATCGCGAGGACCTTCTGCCAGTACGTACCCTTCGGTCGCATCGATTGCAGCCACCCGGTCGGAGGATCATCGGAGTCCTCCCGGTTGACCCGAACCAGGATCTTGCCTGGCTGGTTCTTCACGGTCGCTATCGATGCCTGCCGGTT